AATTGGAAACAAGTTGATGCCGGCGGTACTACTGCAGCAGCAATAAAGACCGATGGTACGCTATGGTTATGGGGAAGTGCTTGCAGAGGCCAACTAGGCAACAATAGTACAATTAACAGATCATCACCAGTGCAGACAGTATCGAGTGGTACCAATTGGAAACAAGTCAGTGCTGGTAATTATCATACAGCAGCAATAAAGACTGACGGGACACTATGGTTGTGGGGAAATGCTAGTTTTGATGGCCGCTTAGGCGACAATAGTACAATTAATAAATCATCACCAGTGCAGACAGTATCGAGTGGTACCAATTGGAAACAAGTTGATGCCGGCGGTACTACTGCAGCAGCAATAAGAGAAGAATGTTGGTAATAAAGGAGAATTAATGTTTGTTGTTACATATCATCATAACTATGACGAAGTACTGTTAGGACCTATTGATTGGAATCCTGAGTTTATTTCATCCGTCATAGAACAAGATTTAGATCTAGATTATAGACCTAAAATTCTTAAGTCTGATATAGATAAAATTCCGTATGAAGTTGTTCCTAATGTATTTATTAGAGAAATAGTTCAAACTCAATCTCCAGAAATTAATACCAAGATGCAGTTTCTTACAGGTCCATATTGGAGCTATAATGAACAAGGAGCCATAGCTGTTTACAAAGAAGCATATAAAGATATTGACATAGTAAAAAGCGAACTCAAAAGTATTGTAAGTTCAGAGAGATATATTAAGGAAATTTCTGGATTTGAATTTACTATAGATTCTGATACTGTTTACATATCCACAGGAAGAGAAAGCAGAAGAAGTTTTTATGATAAACTATCAGTAATAGAAGATGATACCATAAATTTCAAATTTAACGATAAGTTTAAAGCTATTAATAAATTGCAGTTGCAACAAATATGCAATCAGATAGACAATCACATACAACAAGCTTTTGATTGGGAGAAGCAATTGTTCTTTAACATTGATGCTAGCACCACACTGGCAAAACTTGATAGTATTGTTGTTGTAGCTCCCAGAGAAGAAAATATATTGGAAAATTGACCTATTGGATTTTTACTATATTACATTATGAAACAATATTATTTTATATCTGGTTTACCAAGATCTGGTTCAACTCTTCTATCATCTATACTTAAACAGAATCCTCGGTTCAGTGCGGGTATATCTAGTCCTTTGCTTGCTAGTTTCAGGTCTTTGTTTGAAAGCTGTAATGATGGATTGCGTAGTCAGGTAGATCACTCAAGAACAGAAAGAATGCTTAGATCTGTAGTGAGTAGTTATTACGAAGACCATCAATCTGAAGTTATATTCGACACAAATCGTTTGTGGACCAATCTTCTACCTCAGCTAAACCAAGTATTTCCATACACCAAAGTTGTAGTTTGTGTTAGAGATATAAACAGAATACTTGACTCGTTTGAAAGATTGCATCAGGGCAATCCAATGAGTATATCTACTATTTTTCCCAAGTCTGTTGATATGCATGCTTATTCTCGCATGTCTAGTTTAATGGGTGATGGTGGGATTGTAAGACTTCCGTATGACAGTATCAAGTCATCCCTTTGCGGAATATATAGTAACATGATGTACTTCTGTGAGTATGAAATCTTAACTAAGAATCCTGAAGGTGTTTTGAGATCAATTTATAATTTTATTAACCAACCGTATTATCCTCACAATTTTAATAATGTTGAGATAGATTATAAAAAAGAAGATGGTGAGTGGGGAATGTCAAATTTGCACAAGGTTAGGAAGAAGGTTACATACGAAGAAACCCCTTTCACACTTCCCCCAGATATTTTAAGTCAATATACAAATTTAGAAGTATGGAGATAGCATTTAGGGATTGTGGAGACTGCACTGCTTGTTGTGATGGTCTTTTACAGCATAGGGTTTATGGCAACAAGATGGGTGAAGGAGTTGCCTGTGTATTCTTAGTTGATTCTAAATGTTCAATTTACAAAGATAGGCCTTATTCTTGTTCTTTTTATCAATGCGCGTGGTCACAGCAACTATTTCCAGCTTGGATGAAACCAAACCAAGTTGGAGTCATGATATCTGTTGAACTAGATAAAGATAATAAGCAATTTCTAAAAATTATTGAACTTAAAGAATTTGTTGAGTATAGAGTTTACAAAGAGATTGAAAAATTTGTAGAACAAAATAATACATACTCTGTAGTTATACCTTTTAAAAAAACTATTCGTATTAAACATGATAATTGATTCTTTGAACTATAAGATGGAACTGGATGATCCAGTGGCCTATATCATCACAATAAAAAATAACGAAACATCTCAGCAACTATCTTCAAGATGTCAACAATCTTGTGACATGGTTGGCCAGCCTTATGTTGTGTGGGACGCTTTTGATGGAACTAACAGGACAGAGGTTTACTATCCTAACCACTCAAAAGACAAAGACCAGTATAGATGGTTAAAGCAAATGAACTCCAAATTAACTATTGGAGAGATTGCAACAATATTTTCTCACTATTCTCTTTGGTGCCACTGTGTAACACAGGATCTACCTATTGTTATTCTTGAGCACGATGCTATTATGGTCAAGAAATATAGTTGGCATGATGGCTGGAATCAGATTCAATATCTTGGTAATTTAGAACAATACCAAAAAGACAGTTGGCCTAGTTTTCCACCACACTCAGCGGCCACAAAGAACTGGAGGTTCATCTGTCGAGCACATGCTTATGCTATTGACCCAGCAGTTGCGAGACAATTGATATCACACTTAATCAAATTCGGAATATCTGCACCAGCAGATATGCTAATGAGAACAGATCTTTTTCCCGTAGTTCAGACAGGGTTCTATGCTTACGATTCTCCTGGAGAAACTACTATTCTTGATAGGGATCCTGAATGGGAAGAAGACTCAAAAGAAATATTTAACTCTTTTCTGTAAATTTATACATATGATTAATTCAAATGAATGTAATATATTATGATTGATGTGTTGTGTGAGACTCTCAAAAATCTTGGTGAAAAAGAAACAGCTGTATCTCTTCTGGAGGCATTAGGTCGTCATGCATATGTAAGAGAACAATATGATAACTTAGCTATGAGTTATTTTAAAATAAAAAAATACAATGAGTCTGTATTTTGGGCAGAAAAGACACTTGGTAGCAGTGTAACGCGCGAAGAAAAATATACATCTAGACTTAATCTAGCTAATGCCTATGCTCATGCTTTTTATCCAGAAAAAGCACTGGAAGAGATATCAATACTTGAGACAGTTGCTAAAAACGATATTGATGTAATGAGTAAAAAAGCTTACTGTCTTTTTTTAGTTGGAAAATTAAACGAAGCTGAGATATTACTTAGGAAAATATTGAGTGATCCAAGAACAGATAAAAAGACAAAAGAACAAGTAGAATTTAATTTAGGAACGTACGAGCTCTACAAAGACAACTTTCAAGAAGGCTTGCGTAAATTCTTGTCTTTCGGTAGGAAGATGAATCTTTGGAGTGTACCTTCTCTTCCTTTTGAAAAGTGGTCAGGCAAACCAATATCCAATCACAAATTAGTAATTAGATCAGAAGCTGGCATTGGTGATGAGTTGATTAACATAAGGTTTATGAACCATCTAAGAAAACTTGGAATTGATGCTTATTGGTTTACTGATAGAAAAGATTTGAAAGGTATATTCAACAGAAACAATTATCAGACAATAGACAATTTACAAGATATAAAGCCAGATAACAAGTTGGTCTACTGGTGCTACAGTATGGATCTTCCAGTTCTTCTTAACCTGGAATACAAGGATCTATGGGGTGGTCCTTACTTGAAAGCTAGTAACAATCCAACTCCAATAAAGAAAAACAATAGGTTGAAAATTGGAATCAGATGGCAAGGTAATCCTGATTATGATAATGATCTTCACCGATCAGTTCCGCTCGATAAGATATGGGATGTTTTAAAAGATATTGATGCAGATTTTTATTCACTCCAAAGAGATTCAGGGGCAGAGGAAGTATATAAAATTCCTGAAATAACTCCACTACATGACAAATATTTGAATACCTTTGATGAGACTATGTCTATCATTAATGATTTAGATATCATTGTAACCTCCTGTACATCTATTGCTCATGCAGCTGCTGCTATGGGTAAAAAGACATTTGTTTTTACCCCAATGAGTTCATACTATGTTTGGTGTTTTTCAGACAAACAACCAAGAAGTCCTTGGTATGGTGATAGTGTAAAAATATTAAAACAAAAAAGACCTAGATACTGGGATGAGCCATTAAGTGAATTAAAGGCCATGATTATTAAGCAACCAAGTCAAAAATTATGAAAACAATTATAATAGATAATTTCCTACCTTATCCGCATGTAGTTAGAGAGTGGGCACTCCAACAAAAATATTACACCTGTAAAGAAACTGTGACAAACACAGGTACACCATCAGTATGGCCTGGTGTAAGGACTAATGTTATTGTTGATCTTGACCGGGAATATGCGGATAATGTACTGAGTCAGGTACACAACATTAGTACTACTTTTTTTGGTGTCAGTAGATCTTGTGGAGTAAGGAGTTGTTTTCAAGTAACAACTGCCGATGATGGTGATAGTTGGGTACATAAAGACGATATAGGTGTAGTAGCTGGTTTACTGTTTTTGACACCCAATCCTCCACCCGATAGCGGTACAATTATTTACACTCCTCCTCCACACAAAGAGCATGATATCATCGGTAACTCTTTCAATAGATTAATTTTATACGATGCAAATAGCTATCATAAATCAAATAAGTATTTTGGTAGTAATCTAAGAGATGGTAGATTGACTCAGCTTTTCTTTTTAAGTATGGACTAATGAATAAAACTTTTTATATCAATGGAGGAGCTGGCAGAGTTATTTCTGCCATACCAGCTCTGGAAAAATTTCATTACCTTAATCCTAATAATGATTTCAAAGTTTTAGTAGCTGGTTGGGAAAGTCTTTACTACTCTCATCCTTTACTACAAAATAGAACTTTCAGTATAAATCAAAAAGGAGTGTTTGATAATTTCATTAGAGATAATCTATTGGTGGTCCCAGAACCATACAGTAGACGTAGTTATTACACTCAGCAAAAATCATTGGCTGAAGTATTTGATGAAGAAATAAATGAAACAAACGACCACAGGGATATAATTTATCCCAAACTATATCTTCAAAAACAAGAAATAAATTCTATTCAATTTTTAATAAACGACAAAAAAGATCAATTTAAAAAAGATAGAACTATAGTATTTCAACCTTACGGAAGTGGTATCTCTATTAATAATAATAGACCATCAGATACCTCGGTCAGAAGTCTTGATGTTGATGACTATTTGAAGATAGTTAATCGTCTTAGTAAAGATTTTCTTGTAATCTTTTTTGGAGAGAAGCAATTCATACATCCAGGAGATAATGTAACATGGAAACCAGCAGAAGATTTGAATGTAGATCTTAGGTTTTGGATGTCTTGTATATCTCAATGCGATTATTTTTTAGGAATCGATTCTGTTGGCCAGCACATTGCAAGGTCTTTTGATAAACCTGGAACAGTTGTAATGGGTTCGACGTTTGAAAACAATGTTTCATACCCAGATCATTTTACCATATTTAGAAACGAGTATTCTCCCGTATATGAACCGATACGGATTAGTTTTTCTGATTGCGATTTTTCACAAAGAAGTAATGATAGACTAATGGATTTCAGCCAAGAACAACTAAACAGTATTTGTCAAACTGTGGAGAACAATTTTAAAAAAGTATCAAATAGTAAAGTTTGGTGATGATAATAAATTATGCTGTTCAGGTATGTGATACAAAAACAAATCAAACTACAAAGAGAATAACCAACACCAGTAAAACTGAAATATCTAAAAGATGCTTGACATCTTTTTTTAAAGCTGTAAATTTTGTTGATTTAAACAACACTGATGATACATTTAATATTCAACAAAATATAATTATTGTCTGCGACTCTTGCTCTCCGGATTTGATAACATTCCTAAAAGTATTGTTGAACAAGTATCAGTCTACAAACATAAACATTCAATTAGACATTTTAGAAAATTTAGGTATCAAACAATCAATAATTCTAACATATGATTATTTGAAAAAGCTAGATGGAGACTTTGTATACCAAATTCAAGATGATTACTTATTCTATGAATCATCTATTTTTGAGATGGTCAGTTTATTTTGTCAGTTAAAACAAGACTGCAACACAGATTCAATTATAGGATCTTTCAATGCTCCTAGCCTATGGAATGATACTTACCGGTATAAGGTAACACCTAGAATGATAGTTCCAGGATCCAATAGATACTGGATACAGAGTTACGATATAGCTTGTACCTTTTTAACCAGTAAGAGTCTGTTTATGAAACACACTGACATCTATGATAATTTTATTGACTTACTTCCTGTGGGAATTAATGGTGATTTAGAAAATATTTCTTTGAATTATCTTTTTACTAAGCATGGGGTTCTTGGAATGTTACCAATCAACAGTGTTGCATTTCATTTACAGTCTGAAAGAGAGTTAGATAATTACTCAAACTGGAAATTACTTTGGGAGGAAAATAAAACATGAAATCCTGTATTCTTACAACGTTTAATTTTCAAATAGATCAAAAATTAGTTGATTACAACTCTAGAGTCGTATCTAAATTTACTTCTAACACAGACATTGTTTATGTTCCTTTGAGATACAACTTACCCAACAGGTTGATATCTCACTACGAATCCCTAGACTATGGAATGGAACACCTATTAGATCAATATGATTATTTTTTAATTTTAGATATAGACTGTATACCTCTTTCTTACAAAAGTATAGATTATATTTTTCAAAGAATTAAGAAGAATATATTGATTGGAAATGCTCAAAGGTCCATGCATATAGACAACAACAAACACGTCTACATAGGCTCGTCGTGCATAGGTTTTTCAAAAGAGTTATTTGAAAGAATTGGTCGTCCATCATTTGCACCTACTGCAAGGGGAGATACTGCTGAAGAGTTAACCTATCTTTGTGAGTCGAGCGGTATTGAGGTAGAAACTTTGATGCCACTATCGTACGAGAAAGAACCGTTAGGAGGTCCAGCATGGGAATTGTCAGATCCAAGCATTAAGTACGGGATAGGAACAACCTTTATTAATAAAGACAATGATCAAATGTTCTATCACTTATTTGAATCTAGAGTAGAGGAACATAATAATTTGTTTTTTAAAAAATGTGATGATATTTTATTTGATTGCTCTACAACAGAGATGTTCAACCCCTTTGGTTGTTATTTTCTACGTCACCATCTTCCCAACGATACATTTAATATTCTAGAGCAGGAAATAGATAATGTACAACAAAACTTAGAAAATAAGGTATTTGTAGAATCAAATGATTTTTCAACCAATCTAGTTGGTAAAAACTCATACCAAATCAAGATGAGTCAATTGGTCTTAAAGAATTCAAAACTTTCAGATTATCTTTTAACTATTGGTAATCAATATTTAAGAAAACAAAATCTATCACCAACCAATCTACGACTCGGAAACGTGTGGATTAATTATTGCTTCAACGGGGACTACAATCCAATTCATAATCATGATAGTCTTCTTTCAGGAGTAATATATATTAGACAAGATGAAAAACTACTTAATGATAAGAAAATAAGCAGTAGAGCCGGTCCTGATCTTAATGGAGGGACTCACTTCGTCTACAGTTTAAATAATAGCCCTTTGAATAAATTTACATACTTCAATCAATTTGAGAAACAACAAGTTATACTTTTTCCAAGCTGGCTCAATCATTGGGTCAATCCTTACAATGGTGAGGAAGAAAGAATAACTGTAGCATTTAATATATTGGGAGATTTGTAATGTATTCTATTTTTATACCGTTTCTTTCTAAAAGCAAAACAATACAACGTTGTTTAAATTCTATCTACAAAAACTCAGTTCATCCTCATGAAATTATATTAACAGTCAATGAGTCTGACGTATATTATGCATTCAATGAGGGTGTATACAAGTGTAAGAATGATGTTGTTGTTTTAATAAATGATGATATGGTTGTCTCTAAAGGCTGGGATGTGCTGATTCCAACCCACGCAGCTCCTAACAGGATACTTACAACTTGCGTTGTGGAGAAGAATCCAGTTAAGTTACTTTATGGTCCTTCATGCTTAAAGCATGACTGTGGAGATGAGAACAATTTTGATCAAGATAAGTTTGAAAATTTTGCTAATGAGTACGGTAGTAATATGCCAGACTATACTCCCAATGCATCAGGATGGTACATGCCTTTAATTATTAACAAGAAAACTTTTGTTACCTTTCCTAATATTGTAAAATTTCCAATTTGTGCTAATGACACTCTTCTTTTTGAAATGATATCCAAATCGAATAACGGCTATGAGTTTGGGGTCATAAAAAGTTTTATATACCATTTTTCACACGCAACCAGTAGAGCATGATATGAAATTAATTGATACAATGAGAAATTTAGAAAAGACATCCGTCAAATGGAATACCTACTATATGGACTATGAGAAGCATTTAGAAAAATATGTTGGAAATAGCCCTACTGTGCTTGAGATAGGAGTCGCAGATGGTGGTTCTTTAGAATTATGGTCTAAATATTTTATCAATGGTGAGATCCATGGATTAGATATAGATAGTAAAATTATGGATTACAAGTATAGACAGCCTAATATATTCTGCCATCTTGGTGATCAAAGCGATCCGGAATACTGGAAGCACTTCAATAAAAATACAGATGTTTCATTTGACATTATTATTGATGATGGTAGCCACATTAATAGTGATCAGATAATGACTCTTGTCAATCTGTTTCCAAGACTGAAAGATGGAGGTACTTACATTGTAGAAGATACTCACACAAGCTACTGGCAAACATATGGTGGAGGATTGAAAAAACCCAATACCTTTATTGAAACTGTTAAGACGTTAGTAGATTTTTTACACAGAGATCATATTGACAGTCAACCTAACAAAGAGCTTGTGAGTATATTTGGTGATCTAAAATCAATGGTTTTTTATAATAGCATGGTTATACTAGAAAAACAAAAATACGTTGCAATGGTTCCCTATGGTGTCAGGGTAAATAAAGGCTAGGAGATGTAGTACTGTGTGAGCTCACATTGTTGCCATGTAGTTTTCAGTAAGGATTATTATGTAAATTTTATTGGTATAAATAGTCTATAACTAGGAGTAAATATGGCCGTCCCAGCATCAAGATCCGAATTCAAAGAATACTGTTTACGTAGTCTGGGTAAACCTGTAATCGAAATTAACGTTGATGATGATCAAGTAGAAGACCGTATTGATGAATCCCTTAAATATTACTGGGACTACCATTTTGACGGTACAGAGCGTATATACTACAAGCACGCTATAACAGCAAACAACGTTATAGACAAATATATCACGTTACCTGAAAATGTTATTGGAGCTGTAAGAATTTTCAACATTGGTGACCCTATGGTCACTAATAATCTTTTTGATATCCGATATCAAATCGCATTAAATGATCTATACACACTTACCTCAGTGTCTATGGTCCCCTACTACATGATGTTCCAACACATCCAGCTACTTGAGCAGCTACTTGTAGGCCAACAACCAATCAGATTTAACAGACATACAGATAAGTTGTTTGTTGACATGGATTGGAACAAAGTCAATGTTGGTAACTTTTTAATTGTAGAGGCATATCAAGTTTTAGATCCTGATACTTATACAGATGCATGGGGAGATAGATGGCTTTCCAGGTATGCAACTGCTTTAATTAAAAAGCAATGGGGTTCCAATCTAACAAAGTTTAGTGGTTTACAATTACCAGGCGGTGTTCAATTCAACGGCGACAAAATCTATAATGATGCTGTTAATGAGATTGAAGCAATGGAAAAGGATATGGCTACTAGTTACTCATTGCCGTCATTTGACATGATTGGGTAAGGGGTAATAAAATCGCTACCTCATTCTATTTCAATAATTTTGGTGCCAGCCAAGAACAACTACTGATTGAAGATTTGGTTGTTGAATCCATTCGTGTGTACGGTCATGATTTATACTATCTTCCAAGAACTAGAATCAATGACGACTTGATTCTGGGTGAGGACTCATACTCAGAATTCAACTCTCAATATTTTGTTGAGATGTATATTAAGAATGTAGAAGGATTTGCAGGTCAAGGTGATTTTCTTTCTAAATTTAATTTAGAGATAAGAGATCAAATAACATTTACAGTAGCAAGAAGAACTTTTAATAATGAAGTAGGTGCTTATACTACATTTACAAGACCAAGAGAAGGTGACTTAGTTTATTTTCCTTTAAACAATAAGATATTTGAAATTAAGTTTGTAGAGCACGAATCAATATTCTATCAACTCGGAGCATTACAGACGTTTGATATTACTTGTGAGTTGTTCGAATACAATAATGAAATATTTAACACAGGTATATCTTTAATTGATGAGAAGCAAAGAGATCTGACATTTAATCTAACTGATTTTGCAATTAAGTTAGAGACCGGGCTTGCACTTGCAGATGAGGATGGGTTTGATTTGATCTTAGAATCATTCAACATGGATACACAGGATCCAATTTCTGACAATGCTGAGTTGGAATCTGAAGGGGATAGCATATTAGACTTCACTGAAATCGATCCTTTCAGTGAGGGAGGAACGTACTAATGTTTAATCAAGTTTTTTATCACGACACTATAAAAAAATATGTTGTTTTGTTTGGAACAATATTTAACGACATCTACATTTTGAAAAGTGATGGTACTAATACTACTCAAACAATAAAAGTACCTATATCGTACGGACCAAAGCAGAAATTCATTTCTAGACTCACACAGGATCCCGATCTAACAAAACCTGTTGCTATTCAGCTACCAAGAATAGGGTTTGAGATGACGGACATAAGTTATGCATCAGAGCGTAAGCTGCCAACTATCAACAGAGTTGCAGTTCAAGATCCAGACAATCCTAATAAATTAAAATACCAGTACATGCCTGTACCGTATGATTTTAGTTTTAGTATGTATATTCTTGTTAAAAATGCCAATGACGGAACAAGGATACTTGAGCAGATTCTTCCCTTCTTTACACCCGATTGGACTGCCACTTTAAATCTTGATTCTTCAATGCAGCATAA